GGATACGGAAACAATCTGAAGGTAGTAAGACCAATCACAGGATTAGTAAATGCTGTGTCAACTGGTACTGCTGTCTTGATTAAGAATACAACTGATTATCTGGATACTTATTATTCAACATCAGGTGCAGGACAAGTAACTAATATAGGAACTTGGGCTGCAAGAGAGGCAGGAACACTAGGAAACAGTTTAAAAGTTTCACTATGTTCTAACTCAACTGCTTTTGGACCACATTCACAAAGTGGTACACTAGTAAATGACAACGCTGCTGCTATTGGAGATACAACTATCACTATGGATGATGGATCTCTATTTCAAGTAGGTGATATACTAGAGTTTGGAGACGCAAGTAATGTGCCTTCAGCTTCAGGTGCACCTTCTGGATTCTATTACAAAGTAACTGCAATATCAACTCACACATTAACAATCGCAAGATTTAATTCGGTTACTGGTTTAACAGAAACAGGCGGATTAAGACATGCTGTTGTTGACAATGCAAAAGTTCTAAGACATTGGGAATATTATTTTCAATTTTCTGGACCACCAACAACAACTGATGATACATTAGCTGCTGGCGGTTCACTAGACGAAATGCATATTGTCGTTGTTGACGAAGATGGTACAATTACAGGAAACGCAGGAGAAATACTAGAAACTTTTGAAGGAGTTTCACAGGCTTTTGACGCTAAAAATTCTACTGGCGCAAGTAATTATTATCCACAAGTAATCTATCAACAATCAAATTTTATCTATTGGATAGACCACATCTCAACTTTATCAGATGGTGTGACTAAAGTAGGTACAACTTTTGATAATACAGTTGGTGACGCTTTCGTAATATCTAATACTTCACTTTCTGGTGGAACAGATGATTACGCCGCTACTAATGGTGAGATTGCTACTGCATACGAAAAATTTAATGATACAGACAATGTAGATATATCACTTCTAATGTGTGGTCCATCTAACACTAGTGCTGACGCTACTGGCGACACAAAAGCAACTGCTGTTATGGATATTGCAACTGCAAGAAAAGATTGTGTTGCATTTATTTCACCTGCTAGACAATATGTCGTTGGTGTTGCAAACGCAATTACACAAACTCAAAATGTAGTAGGATTTGCTGATGGTTTACCATCAACAAGTTATGCTGTTATTGATAGTGGTTACAAATATATGTACGACAAGTACAATGATGTTTACAGATTTGTACCTCTTAACGGAGATACTGCTGGACTTTGTGCTAGAACTGATAGTATTGCTGACGCATGGTTTTCACCAGGCGGTTTCAATAGAGGTCAAGTAAGAGGTGCTGTTAAATTAGCATTCAATCCAAATCAAACTCAAAGAGATGAATTATATAAAGCAAGAGTAAATCCTGTTGTATCATTTCCTGGGCAAGGTACTGTATTGTTTGGTGATAAAACTGCTCAATCAAAACCATCTGCATTTGATCGTATCAATGTTCGTAGATTGTTTATCGTTCTTGAAAAAGCGATTGCTACTGCTGCTAAATTTCAACTATTTGAGTTCAATGACGAATTCACTAGGGCACAATTTAGAAACTTAGTAGAACCGTTTATCAGAGATGTACAAGGTAGAAGAGGTATTACTGATTTTGCTGTTGTATGTGATGACACTAATAACACAGGTGATGTGATTGATAGAAACGAATTTAGGGCTGATATCTTTATCAAACCTGCTCGTTCTATTAACTTCATTCAACTTAACTTTATTGCTACAAGAACGGGCGTTGCCTTTTCTGAAGTAGCAGGCGCATAAGAGAGGAGAATAGAAAATGGCTAATATAAATGACTTTAAATCTCGTCTTAGAGGCGGTGGTGCAAGAGCCAATCAGTTCAAGGTAACTATGCCTTTTCCTGGTTATGCTGCGGTTGGTGGAGAAACATCAGACCTAGCGTTTTTGTGCAATGCTACAAGTATTCCTGGTTCTAATGTTGGGGTAACTCCTGTAAACTTTAGAGGTAGAATACTTAATTTAACAGGCGATAGAACATTTAATCCATGGCAGATTACTGTATTGAATGATACTGATTTCAAACTATACAGAGCATTTGAAAGATGGATGAATGGAATGAATAATATGACTGATAATGAAGGATTAACAAATCCTGCTGATTATCAAGTTGATTGTTTCGTAGACCATTTAGATAGAAATGGTTCAACTTTAAAATCTTACACATTTAGAGGATTGTTCCCAACAGCACTTGCGGACATCGCTCTAGACTATGGTACTAATGATACCGTTGAAACTTTTACAGTTGACTTTTCTTATCAATACTTCGAAACTGATACTACTACATAATAACATAAAAGTTATAAGGAAAAATATAATATGGTACAATTACTTGGTTTCCAAATAACCAGATCGACCGATCAGGAGAAACCAGCAGAAGCGAAACAAGCGTTTACTGTTGCAACTCCTGATGACGGGACCACTACTATATCTGCTGGCGGTTACTTCGGCCAATACTTGGATATGGAAGTTAATGCAAAAAACGACTTCGATTTAATTAGACGATATAGAGAGATTGCCCAACATCCTGAATGTGATATGGCAGTTGAAGATATTATTAACGAGGTCATAGTTTCAGATGAGAGAGATAGTGCGGTATCAATATCGCTAGACAAACTTGATATATCTGATAATATTAAAACAAAAATTCGTGATGAGTTTTATGAGGTTCTAGGACTAATGAACTTTGATGAAAAAGGTCACGATATATTTAAACGATGGTATATTGATGGTCGTATTTACTTTCACAAAGTTATAGATCCAAAAAGTCCAAGAAAAGGACTTACCGAATTACGATACATTGATCCACGAAAAATTAAAAAAGTTCGTGAGGTGACTAAGGCAAGAGATTCTAAAGGCAAAGGAATTGAAGTTGTAGAGCAAACAGCAGAATGGTTTGTATATAATGAAAAAGGAATGTCTAGTGCAAACTCAAATGCTGGACTTAAAATATCTACCGATTCAATTTGCTATGTAACTTCTGGTGTAGTTGACGCTACTAAGAATATGGTTATGGGTCATTTGCATAAAGCAATTAAACCTGTTAATCAGTTACGAATGATTGAAGACGCTGTTGTTATTTACAGAATAGTAAGAGCGCCTGAAAGAAGAATATTTTATGTTGATGTTGGAAATCTTCCTAAAGTAAAAGCAGAATCATATCTTAGAGATGTGATGGCAAGATATAGAAATAAACTTGTATATGACGCTTCTACTGGTGAGATAAGAGATGACAGAAAGCATATGTCAATGCTCGAAGATTTTTGGTTACCAAGACGAGATGGTACTAAAGGTACCGAAGTTTCGACACTACCTGGTGGTCAAAATCTTGGCGAGATATCAGATGTCCAATATTTTCAGAAAAAATTATACAAGTCTTTGAATGTTCCTATATCAAGAATGGAATCAGAAAATGGTTTCAATGTTGGTAGAAGTGCAGAAATTACAAGAGATGAATTAAAGTTCACTAAATTTGTACAAAGACTTAGAAAAAGATTTACTCAAGTCTTTCACGATATACTTAAAACACAATTAGTTTTAAAAGGTATTATCACGATTGAAGATTGGAGTAAGATTAAAGAACATATACAATATGACTATTTAAAAGATGGATATTTTTCAGAATTAAAAAATGCTGAAATTTTGCGTGAAAGATTAAGTCTTGCGAATGAAGTTAGTCCATACATTGGTAAATTTTATTCAGTAGAATATGTGAGAAAGTATGTGTTAAGACAAAGTGATGAAGATATTATTGAAATAGATAATCAAATTGCTAAAGAAATTAAAACTGGAATTATTGCACCTCCTCAAGGTGAAACTCTTGACGATACTACTAATGATTCCGATATAAATATAGATAATATAGGAGATGAATAATTATGTCTGATAATGAAAATAACATTCCAAACGAGAATGTAAAAGCAATGGTTGACTCTCTTGCAAGTGGTGACAATGTTGCTGCTCAAGACGCATTTAAAACTGCTTTATCTGATAAGATAGGTGACGCTTTAGATAGTAAAAGAGTTAATGTTGCAAATGATTGGTTAAATGCTGCTAACGAAGCAGAAGCAATACAAAATGCTGCTGGTTTAGAGGATGCAGGAGTTGTAAACGAACCTGTTGTGAGTGCTGAACCTGTAGAAATAGACTCTGAGGAAGAAGATGAGCAACCTACAGTTTCAGAAGTTTAAAGGTAAACTATACGAAAGAAAATATATGGGTCCTGAGGGAACCAAGGAGTATAGAAAACTATCTCCGAGACTAAGACAGGCAATTAGAGATGTTTATGATATGATTGATAAGGTGCCTGATCCTATCTTAAATAAAATTGATGGTATTATTGATACCGTTGTAAAAAAACATAGTGTCAAAAAATCTGATATTGAAGATTATTTTGATAACGAATTAATTAAATAAGGAAATAAAAAATGGCAATTGCAACAAGAACACTCAAAGATACGGCATTACAAGCTAGTGGCGGTGCTCAAGGTGGTAAGGTTACTGTTTTAGTAAACATGGACGATAATACTACTGCTAATTCAAACATACTTGACGCAAGTGGTTTGGCAGGACACGCTAACGGTGCAAAATTGGATATCACTAGAATATGGCGGCAGTTAGTACAAGGTACTGCTGATGATAATACAGGCCATGTACAGATACAATTTAAAGGCGCTTCATCTGACACAACAGCAATTCAACTTGCTGGTACAGGTCACTATGACGGTACTGCTGGTAAGATTACAAATAATGCGACTAATACAACAGCGACATCAGGAGACCTAGAGTTAAGTGCTTTTGGAACTTCTGGTAGTGTTATTATCGAGTTAAGAAAAGACGAATCATTTACTGCATAATTATTATGACTATAACAAATACATCGGTTGTTAATACAACTAAGAAAGCTATTGTTAAGTCAATTGGTGTAAGTGATGAAGTTGATCAGATAATGGTTGACGCAGAAAAATTAACAAGTGGTAATAATCAGTCTAAAGTAAGTCTGATTGAATGCTTTTATCAAATAGAAGGCACAGGTACTTTGACAGTTAGTGCTGATAGTGAAACAAACAACTTATCCCTAACAGGTAGAGGTAAGTATGGATTAAGACCAGACGAACCAAAATTTGGTAACGATGGTCAAATAAAATTAACAACTGACTCGAATGTGTCAAGTTATTTGTTGATAACTGAATTTAGAAGGAATAATTAATGGCTGATACGGTAACAAGTCAAACGATAGTGGATGTCACGGGAACAAAAACTGTGATGAAGTTTACAAATTTAAGTGATGGTAGTGGTGAAACACTGGTGACAAAAATGGATGCGAGTGCATTGACATTTATGACCGAGGACGCTACAAAAAAGATTGCGAAAGTTTGGTGGAATGTTAATACATCTTCTGGTAATGCAGGAGTAGAAGTTTTGTGGGCAGGTAGTGGTACTACTAGTGCAAATGCAACCGCATTATTTTTAAGTGGACAAGGATATTGGGATTTACAAACATCAGGTAATTCTATTCCTAATAATGCTACATTAACTGCAAGTACATCACCTGCGGGTGATATTTTATTTAGTACGAAAAATTTTGCTGCAAATGATAGTTATACAATAATATTAGAAGTTAGATAATGAAAAAGAAAAAAGATCATTCAAAAGCTATACTTGAAAGAATTGTGGGAACAAAAAGAAAGACTGATCTTGCAGAAAAATTTAAAGAAGCATTTGCTGAAAAATACAATATTAAAAGAGAAGAAATTAAACAAGGCATAGTAGATAAAGTTTACAACAAAGAAAAGGTGGAGAGATGAAACTAATTACAGAAACAATCGAAAATATCGAAGTCTTGACCGAAGAAAAAGACAACGGTAAAAAAGATTATAAAATAAAAGGTGTGTTTATGCAGGCTGATATTAAGAACCGTAATGGTCGAGTTTATCCAGTTGAAACACTTGCAAAAGAAGTGGCAAGATACACAAAAGAATTTATCAATAAGAAACGAGCATTTGGTGAACTAGGACATCCAGACGGACCAACAGTAAACCTTGAGCGTGTTTCTCATATGATTACGAGTCTTAAACCAGAAGGTAAAAACTTCATAGGTGAGGCTAAAATAATGGATACACCATATGGTAAAATCGTTAAGAATTTAATTGACGAGGGTGCTCAATTAGGCGTATCTTCAAGAGGTATGGGTTCTATTCAAAGAACTAATAACAAAAATGTTGTTGGTAGGGACTTTTATCTTGCAACTGCTGCTGACATTGTTGCAGACCCTAGTGCACCAGACGCTTTCGTAGAAGGTATCATGGAAGGCAAAGAGTGGGTATGGGACAATGGAAGATTAATCAGTAAGTCAGTTGAAGAATACAAAGAAGAAATAGAAAGAACTAAACGCCACGAATTGGCAGTAGTAAAATCTAGAATATTCAAAGACTTTATATCAAAACTATAAAACCTACGCAGATTTATTAGAAAAAGCGTCGGCGAAAATGGTAGTTTGTATAAATAATAGTAAATGAAAATTAATTAATTTTTAATATCAAGGAGAGACCGAATGTCTGAAACCGAAGTTAAACAAGAAGTAGAATTAGAGGAAAATGTTGTCGCTAAAGACGCTGCTCCTGCTGAACCTACTCACCTTAAAAATGACGCTGAAGATTTGGGTGCACCAGTTGTTAAACCAACTGATACTAATCCAGACGCTGCGAAAAAGGTAAAAAAAGTTAAAGACCAGGTCAGTAAAGATGAGAACGATGGTTCATTACCGAACGATCAAAAACCATCATCTGTTAAAGAAGAAGAAGTTGAAGTAGAAGGCGATGAAGAAATCGTTGAAACTGCTGAAACTGAATCAGACGAAACAGAAATTGATCTGTCTGCTGATGTTAAAGCACTAGTTTCAGCTGACGCTGACTTATCTGAAGAATTTAAAGATAAGGCTGCGACAATTTTTGAAACTGCTGTTAAAACACGCATTAAGGAACAAACTAAGATTTTAGAATCCCAGTATGAAGAAAAACTTTCAGCTGAAACTGAAACAGTAAAAGAAGTTATGGTCGAAAAAGTTGACTCATATCTAAACTATGTTGTTGAAGAATGGATGAAAGAAAATGAATTAGCAGTAGAAAGAGGTATTCGTACTGAAATCGCTGAAGATTTTATTACTGGTCTTAAATCTTTATTCAAAGAACATTATATTGATGTTCCTGAAGAAAAATACAATGTACTTGATGACTTAACAAATCAAACCAAAGATTTAGAATCTAAGTTAAACGAACAGATTGAAAAAAATGTTGAATTAACAAAACAGAATTCTGAATTTAACAGAGCAAATGTAATCGCTGATATTTCATCTGATTTAGCTGAAACTGAAAAAGAGAAATTTGCTTCTATGGCAGAAAATGTTGAGTACGATAGTGCTGAAAAATTTAGAGAAAAATTAGAAACTGTTAAAGAATCTTATTTCCCTAAGACAAAATCAGAAATAACAGAAAATTCTGTTGATTCTGTGGCGGCGAATGTTCCTAGTGATTTCACTAGTGGTCAATCGGATGCTATGGCTGCATACACTGCCGCTATTAATAAAAGCGTTGCTTCAGATACGAAGTAACGGTGACTAAATTTTTAATAACTAAAATAAAATAGGAGAGATAATAAAATGTATCTTACTGAAAATTTACAAGAAAAGTGGCAGCCAGTCTTAGAACATCCAGATTTGCCAAAAATCGGCGATGCTTATAAGAGAGCTGTTACAACAGTTATTCTTGAAAACCAAGAAAAATCTGTTAGAGAAGATAGAGCATTTATGTCAGAAGCTGCTCCTGCTAACGCAATGGGCGCTTCATCTTCAACTGCAAGTGATGGTAATATTGATATATACGATCCAGTATTAATATCACTAGTTAGAAGAGCAATGCCTAATCTAATCGCTTACGATATCTGTGGCGTTCAACCGATGACTGGTCCAACTGGACTAATCTTCGCTATGAAGTCAAGATTTGGTTCGCAAGCAGGTGCTGAAGCACTATTTAACGAAGCTGACACAGACTTCTCAAGTCGTGACGCTGCTGGTGGTTCTGGTTCTCCAGACGCACAAGCTGGTACTAACCCTGCTACACTAAACGACAGTCCAAGTGCTGGTGCTTATACTACTGGTTCTGGATTTTCTACTGCTCAGGCAGAAACACTAGGTGATGGTACTGATGAGTTTGCTGAAATGGCTTTCTCAATCGACAAAGTAACTGTTACTGCTAAATCTAGAGCACTCAAAGCTGAGTACACTATGGAACTTGCTCAAGACTTAAAAGCAATCCATGGCTTAGACGCAGAAACAGAACTTGCTAACATCTTATCAAGTGAAATTCTTGCTGAAATCAATCGTGAAGTTGTAAGAACTATTTACGGACACGCTAACAAAGGTGCTGAAGTAAATACTACTACTGCTGGTATTTTTGACTTAGATACTGACTCTAACGGTCGTTGGTCAGTTGAAAAATTCAAAGGTCTTCTTTTCCAATTGGAAAGAGATGCTAATGCAATTGGTCAAAAAACAAGAAGAGGTAAAGGGAACATAATTATTTGTTCTGCTGATGTTGCTTCTGCTTTACAAATGGCTGGCGTACTAGATTATGCTCCGGCGTTGAACACAAACTTAAATGTTGACGATACTGGTAATACTTTTGCTGGTACTCTAAACGGAAGATTTAAAGTATATGTTGATCCATATGCAGCAAATATTTCTGCTAGTCAATACTATGTTGTTGGATACAAAGGAACAAGTCCTTACGATTCAGGTCTGTTTTATTGCCCATATGTTCCACTACAAATGGTGAGAGCAGTTGGACAAGACAGCTTCCAACCAAAAATCGGGTTTAAAACTCGTTACGGAATGGTTCAAAATCCATTCGCAACAACTAACGGCGATGGCGCTCTAGATAACTCTGGTGCAGTTGCTGCTGGTGCACAAAACATTTATTACAGACGAGTAAAAATTACTAACATTATGTAATTTTACTTATTGTAAATTGTTTAAAGAGGGGGCTTCGGCCCCCTTTTTTTTACCTCTATAACTATTATAAATAGTAGTATGACTGAAACAAATATTCAAAATAGACAACCCGGAATAATGGACTATGCAAGTCCTATACAGTTTAGATTTAAATGTACTAAAATGCCTTTGGTAGAATACTTTTGTCAAACGGCAAATATACCTGGTATAAGTTTAGGGTCTGCAATTGTTCCGACTTCAATGTATGATTATCCTGTACCTGGAGATAATATATCATATCAAAGTTTTGATATATCATTTCTAGTAGATGAAAATTTAAACAACTATAAAGAACTACACGACTGGATAAGTGGTTTAGGTTTTCCTAAGAATCACGAACAGTTTGCAAATTTACAAGGATCTGGTTCTGATAGATTTCCTGGAACTACTTCAAGCACTGCTGCAACAGGAACATCTGTACCAAAACCTCTTGATGAGGGTGGTATATATGCGGATGCCACATTGTCAATATTAAATAGTAAAAATATTGTAAAGACTGAAATAAGATTTCAAAACTTATATCCAACTTCTATTGGAAGTTTATCTTATGATGTACAAGCATCCGATGTTGATTACTTGAGAGTTTCAGCAAGTTTTAATTATTTAAATTATGATATAGTACAAGTTTCTACTACTTAGGCCTTGACTTTTCACCGATAAGGTGATATAATATACACTATGACATTAGACGAATTACAAGCACAGGTTAGTAAGGATTTTAAATTAGATGATACTGAACTAGATTCAGAATCAATTAAGATACCTCTACTACATAACAAATATCTTCAACATTTTAACAAGTTTTCTTTACTCTTAAAAAAGGCAGAGTATGATCATAAAATACTTGTAAGAGAAAAATGGGAATATTATACTGGTAAAGCAGACGCTTCGGTATACAAAGAAAAACCATTTGATCTTAAAGTATTAAAAGCAGATGTTCATATCTACATTGACTCAGATGAAGAACTACAAAAGGCAGATCAAAAAGTTGCCTATCTTAATACTGTGGTTAAGTATTTAGAGCAAGTGTTGAGAAGTATTAATAACAGAACTTTCTTAATTAAGAATGCTATTGAATGGAAGAAGTTTACTAGCGGGGCAATATAATGGAACATCAACAAAGATTTCCTACAAACATATTCATAGGTGATGATTTTATCAATTCACTAGAAGGACCAGAATATACAGATAGTCTTATTCAGGGTATGAAAAAACATATCGAAAAACTATGGGCAAAAAGAGATAAAAATAAACCAAACTTTCAAACACATCCTTTTCTATACAACGAAAATGCATTTCAACCTTTAGCAGATTTAATTCTAAAAAAGAATTTAGAGAATATGAAAACATTAAAATACAATGTTAAACTTGAAAATTTATTCATGTCAGGTATGTGGGCAAATATAATTGCACCTGGCGAAATGCATAGAGCACATACACATTCAAATAATTTATGGAGTGGAGTATATTACTTATATTCTGATCAAAATGCAGGTATTACTTTTCAAGACCCTAGACCTGCGGCCGATGTACTGGTACCAAGAAAATTAGAACACACTACTGAAAATTCTAATCTATTATTATATGCTTCTAAAACAAATAGAGCAATAATGTTTCCGTCATGGTTAATGCATTGGGTGAATACAAACACATCAAAAAGTAATCGCATAAGTATATCTTGGAATATACATATCAAAGGACAAATGGGAGAACACCATGACTTACAATCCGCCATCTATTGAAGATTATAAACCAAAGGTTATCGACTTCATAAAATTTTATCCAGAAGTCGTTGATTCTAAATTATGTAATTCAATTATATCACATTATTATAAAAACGCAAAGTGGAATACATCAACATTTTCAAATCATAATAAAAATCTAGGCACATCTAAAGTTGATATGAAAGAATATTGGATTAGACAAAATGATGGTCATGGATATTATAATCATTTAAGAACTGCTTTCGTGAAAACAATTTCAGAATATACTCAAGAACACACTCGAATAAAACCTCAAAAATTTACTGACTTTAGAATCAATCGTTATGCTAAAGGCGGATTTATGAAAAGTCATATAGATAATATTCACCATAGTCACGGACAACAATATGGTTATCCACATCTTACATCTTTAATATTTTTAAATGATGACTATGATGGTGGTGAATTTGAATTATGCGATGGTTTGTTTACTGCACCTAAACAACAAGGATCTGCTGTTGTTTTTCCTTCTAACTTTATGTATCCACACGAAGTAAAGAAAGTAAAAAACGGAACAAGATACAGCATAATGACTTGGTTGCTTTAATCTATGAACACGCT